TATCAGATCCGCATCCTCGATCTCGACAACGGCGTGGATATTCTCGCCAAGTACGTCCGTAAGGAGTGCCCGGACAAGCTGTCCGCCATTCAGTACGAAACCCGGCGCGACAAGTACAAGATAACTCCAGGCGGCGCTATGGTCGACGGCTCTCCCAAGGCATTCGTCCAGGCCATGGAACTCTTAACCAAGTGGCCTGACGGCACAGTGCCGGCGACCTGGGGCGAGAACACCATCTTCGTCCTCGACTCCCTTTCCGCCCTCGGCAAGGCCGCATTCGAGTGGGCCAAAGGAATGAACCCGACCTCCAAGGACCCTCGCCAATGGTACGCGACTGGGCAGAAGGCCCTCGAGGACGTACTGTCCAACATCACCGGCGAGGCTTTCGCCACCAACGTCATCATCATCTCTCACGTACAGCTTCAGGAACTCCCTGACGGCTCCATCAAAGGCTACACCAATGCCCTCGGCAAAGCCATGGGCGCAGTCATCCCCCGTTACTTCAACACTCTGCTCCTTGCAGAGTCATCCGGTTCCGGCGAGTCCGTGCGGCGTCACATCCGCACAGTCCCGACCGGGATGATCGACTTGAAATCCTCAGCGCCGTTCAAGCTCGATAAGTCCTATCCACTAGGCACTGGCCTCGCAACCATTTTTGCAAAACTTAAGGAAACAGACTGATGAATTTTGATTTTCGCACTGTCCTCGGAACCAAAGTTGAAGACATCAAGCGCCCGCCGTTGATCCCTGTCGGCACCTACCGTGCGCGGGTTAACAAGCCCGTCAGCTTCGACGAAACGCAGTCCGGCTCGTACAAGATGATGGATTTCTCCATGCAGCTTGTCGAACCGCAGCTTGATGTTTCGGCGGAAGACCTCGAGAACTATGGCGGGCTTGGCCCGACGGCAGTCCTCCGTAACCGCTTCATGTTCAACACCGAGGACTCGACTGAGGCCAAGGCCTCCAATGACCGTGCTGTCTTCCGCATGAAGCAGTTCCTTTCCGATCACCTCAAGGTGTCCGGCGAAGACCTGAACGAACTCGCGGCGAACGCGCTTAACCACGAGTGCCTCGTCGTGGTGAAGTGGCGCGCGGATAAGAACGACCCGGAGATCCAGTACAACGAGATCGCCAAGACGCTGGCGTTGCCGGAATGAACCAGTTCTCGGACCACGCAACTCGTCTATTGAAGATCCGAGACGTAGCCCGCAACCTGGCTGAACGCTCGGAGTCAGCTGTAGCAGGACTTGTGGGAGCCGCTCCGGTTCCAGACAAAGGAGGGGAAATACCTTCTCCGCTTCCTAGCAACTTCCTCGCTGAATGTGCGGATACTTCTAGCGACATCGAAAAAGCCCTCAACCGAATTGAGGAAGCCCTCAATCGACTTGACAACTAGAAAGAGGGGGCTTCGGCCCCCTCCATTCCCTGTGACAGTAGCAATCGTCCTTGCCGTTATTGGCATCATCATCACCGTCCTCGCATTTCTTGGAGCCTTTGAATGACCAGCGGCCAATTCCAATCCTTCCCGATCGAGCAGGTCTACGTGGTTCGCGAGGAACGCCAACGCAAAACCATTGATGAGGCCGACATCCGTGAGAAGGCCGCAAGTATCGCGGCTGTCGGCCTCATCAACCCCATCACCATCGAGCGGGACGGACGACTTCGCGCCGGTGAAACCCGCTGGCTTGCCTGCAAGTCCCTCGGTTGGACTTCCATCTCCGTTCAGTTCGTCGATGACCTTGACGAAACACAGCTTCACCTGCTCGAACTTGACGAGAACCTCAAGCGCAAGGCGCTGTCATGGCAGGAAGAGTGTGACGCCATTGACCGCTACCATGAGCTGAAAACAAAGCTCGACCCGACTTGGGACCAGGCCGCGACCGCCGAAGCCCTCGGCATTTCCGCCCCGGTCGTGTCCCGGAAACTCCTTGTCAACCAAGAGCTGAAAAAGCCCGACACAAAGATCCGGGAACTCAAGAAGTTCTCCGAGGCCAACTCCATCGTGTCCCGTAACAAGGCCAGGCAAATCGCCTCCGTCCTTGACGACATTGCCGAAACACCACGGGAGTCCAAGCATGTCCCCCTTCTCAACGAGGACTTCAATACGTGGGCTCCTCAGTACGACGGCCCTAAATTCAATTTCATTCACTGCGATTTCCCCTACGGTATCGATGCCGACAATCAGCAACAGGGCTCAAACGTCCTTGGCATGGGAAGCTATGCTGACGGACTTGATATTTATCGGCAATTGCTTTCTACACTACGGGCTGCAATGGATAACGTGGTGGCCGAGTCTGCTCACCTTATCTTCTGGTACAGCTTCCGGCATCATCGGATCACAGAAGAATTCCTCCTGGACATGGGATGGAATGTCAATCCCTTCCCACTCATATGGGTCAAGTCCGATAACGTGGGACTACTCCCCGATCCGCAACGAGGTCCTCGCAGAATTTATGAGTCAGCTTTCTTCGCCAGTCGCGGCGACCGAAAGATCGTTTCGCCCGTGTCCAATGCCATCTCAGCCCCGACGACAAAGAAAATCCACATGAGCGAAAAACCGGTCCCGGTCCTTCGCCATTTTTTCAGAATGACCGTTGATGAATACTCAACAGTACTCGATCCAACCGCAGGATCGGCCAACGCAATACGCGCCGCTTTCAGCATGGGGGCTGCATCTAGCCTTGGCCTCGAACGTGATCCAGAATTTTTCAACCGTGCAAAGGAGCACTTCCATGACGTCGACTGAACAACTTGTAGCTGACCGCAAGACAACTCATGGCAGGTACGACGACCACGCCCGTATCACACAGACCTTCAAGATGCTGATGGAACAAGAACTCGCCGAACGTTCGCAGCGCGGGCAGGCCATGCTTTCCTACACGCAAAAAGAATCCCTCGACATGATCCTCCACAAGATCGGCCGGATCATCGCGGGCGAGGCCTCCTTCCAAGATCACTGGGACGACATCGCAGGTTACGCAAAGATTGCGAATGGAGTTGACTGATGGATGATTGGCGTTTTGTTTTTGGATCGGTCATTGTCGCCGGCGGGATTTTACTTGCTTTTACTTTCGGCCTTAAAACTTTCATGGGGGAGGAACATAAGCAGCTTTACAAGGTTTTAGCAGCACGATGCACAACAATCTGGTCTCAATCCATTTACCCCAGTAAATTCGAGAACAGCACTTGTTTTGTTAAGTCCGAACTCGGCTGGCTTCCTGAGCGCGAATTTCTAAGGCTCAAAGATGTTAGCAATAGTAGGTGAAGCATGGGATCAGGCAAGCAAGGACGCGGGGGCTCCCTTTATGGGGGCCTCTGGCCGTCTTCTAAAATCCGCACTTTCCTCAGTCGGCATCCGCTACAACGACTGCTTCGTCACCTGCGTTTTCAACCTCATGCCGCAGCCCACGACCGACATCAAGAACCTCTGCGGTCCACGGACTTCGGGTATTCCTGGGATGCCACAGCTCGCAGCAGGCAAGTTCGTTCGGTCCGAGTATGCCTCGGAACTGACTCGCCTCTACTCCGATCTTTCCCGGATGCGACCCACTATGATCCTCGCGCTTGGCGCGACAGCGTGTTGGGCGTTGGGCGTAGATCACAGACTGAAAAAGACGCGTGGTGCTCCGGTGATGAGCCGTTTTGGTAAGGTCTTTCCAACCCTGAACCCCTCATCAATTTTCCGCGACTGGTCTAACAGGCCGGTCTTCTACGCAGACATGAACAAAGTCGCAAAGGAAATGGAGTTCCCCGATGTCCGCAGGCCCCGGCGCGAAATATGGGTTGAGCCGACCCTTGAAGATCTATCAGCTTTCGAGGCTTCGTATATTATCGGCAGCCCAAAGCTTTCGATCGACATTGAGACTTCGGGAAAGTACATTACTTGCGTCGGCTTCGCGCCATCACCGGAGAGGTGCCTCGTCGTTCCATTTATCACTGCGGGGGGAAAACCGTATTGGAAAACATCCACCGAGGAAATTTCTGCGTGGAAGTGGGTCAAGCATGTATGCCAAACTCACCCCCACATTATCGGTCAAAATTTCCTCTATGACGCTCATCGACTCTGGCGAAGCTACGGTATCACTACGCCTGGATTACAGGACGACACGATGCTACTCCATCACAGCTTATTTATTGAACTGGAGAAGGGACTCGGTTTCCTAGGTTCAATTTATACGAGCGAAGCTCGATGGAAATTCATGAGAACCGAAACACTTAAGAAGGAAGATGAATGATGATCTACCTCGCCAGCCCCTATTCCCACGACAGTGACGTTATCCGCTACCAACGCTACGAGGCCGTCCTTGCCTACGTTGCCACTCACATTTCTTATCAAGTCCTCTACTCCCCCATCATGCACTTCCACGACCTAGCCGAACGCTACTCCCTTCCCAAGGGCTTCGACTTCTGGCGCCGCCTTAACGAGTCCATTCTTTTCCGCTGCAACGCCCTTCACGTACTTATGCTTGATGGCTACGAAGAGTCCACCGGCGTCAATGCCGAGATCAAGTTCGCTTGTCGCTATCATATCCCCGTTGTGTACGTCAGCATCTGATGGCTCGCATCATCCGCACTGAGACGATCAACGATCCAGCCCGCGATCTATCCTCCCAGGACGACCGCGAGTGGGTCTACAACGGGCTCGACTGTTGCGTGACTCTAGAAGTCCTCAACAATATCAGTCCCATGCTCAACAACCAGACACGGGCAACCTATGAATTTTCCAAATCCCTTCAAGCGCCTATCCTCGACATGTCCATGCGAGGACTCCTTGTCGACCTTCAGCGCCGAGATGAAGTCCTCACCCTCTACCGGAAACAAAT